AATTATATGAAGATTCAGCAGAACCAGAAACACCTATGTACACAGATGTTGATGGTAAAGCAGTAAAGTGTGGGACACATAATAGATACAAAAAAAGTTGTCCTATTTGTAAAGAGATAGCAGGAATAGTATAATGTCAGGAATAAGTGCATCAGGATTAAAAACACAAATTAGAAGTTATACTGAAACAGATTCAAATGTTTTAACAGACGCTGTTTTAGAAAATATATTATTAAATGCTCAATATAGAATTATGAGAGATGTGCCTATTGATGCAGATAGAAAACAACAACTAGGTAATTTTGTTGCTGGACAAGAATCTATAAATGCACCCGCTGGATGTTTATTTGTTAGAGGTATACAAGTTTACGATACAGCAGGATCTGAAATTACGGGAGCTAATAGATGGCTAGAGAAAAAAGATTTAACTTATTTACAAGAGTATCAGGATGTAACTGGAACCTCTGCTGCTCAAGGTCAACCTAAATATTATGCTATGTTTGGTGGTGCAACGGGTAACACAGACACTACATCTGGTAGAATATTTGTGGCTCCAACTCCAAATACTACGTATAGATTTAGAATTCATTTTAATAAAATGGTGGGTCTTTTAGAGGGTGATAATACTAATTATCTTAGTCTTAACTTTCCAAATGGGCTATTATATTGCTGTCTGTCAGAGGCATATGGGTTTTTAAAAGGTCCGATAGACATGTTGACTTTATATGAAAATAAATATAAAGAAGAAGTACAGAAGTTTGCTAACGAGCAAGTTGGTAGAAGACGAAGAGATGACTATACGGATGGCACTGTTCGAATACCGGTAAGCTCAGTAAACCCGTAGGAGAAAATTATGGCAATAACATCGGCAATATGTTCAAGTTTTAAACAAGAACTTTTACAAGGTAAACACAGTTTTGAATCTTCAGGTGGTCACACTTTCAAGATTGCATTATTTGATAGTGATGCTTCTTTAGGAGCTTCTACGACAGACTATTCAACATCAGAAGAGATTACAAATACATCTGGAACTGCTTACACAGCGGGTGGTGCAACTCTTACAAATTCAGGAGTTTCATTGTCTTCAACAACTGCATTTACAGATTTCGCAGATGTAACTTATTCATCTGCATCTTTCACTGCAAACGGTGCAATAATTTATAATACGACAACAGATGGTGGTTCAGGCACAACTGACGCTGTTTGTGTGATTGCATTTGGCGGTGACAAAACAGCAAGTAACGGAACTTTTAAAATAGAGTTTCCTACAGCATCAGCTACAGCAGCAATCATCAGACTAGCATAGGAGGCCGACCATGTCGGTATCTTCAGGATGGGGCAGGTTCACCTGGGGCCAAGCTAATTGGAACGAAAGCCAAAAGTTTGGAGCAGGTTGGGGAGCCAAGACTTGGAACGAACAATCTTGGGGAGATCTTAACGACGTAACTGTTTCTCTAACAGGTTTTGAAATATCCTCTAGCATGGGTATAGAAGGCTGGGGTAATAATACCTATGGTCAAGGTGCTTGGGGTGAGTTTGCAATCACAATTGGTTTAAGTCCTAATTTTGATATTAGTGGTGTAGAATTTTCAGCTAGTGCAGGTTCTTTATCAGGTATTGGTTCTGCAGTTGTAGAACCATCAGGTGTTTCTGCAACAGCTAACACAGGATCATTAACAGTTGAATCAGATGCTAATGTTGCAATGTCAGGGGTATCAGCCTCTTTTTCAATAGGATCAGTAACAGTTGCTGATCAAGTTGTAGGTTTAACTGGTCAAGAATTTACTGCAAGTCAAGGAACAGCTATTGCACCAAATGATACTGTTCAACCGTCTGGTTTATCAATAACTTCAGCTCAAGGAACTGCAATCGGATCTTCTGATAACCAAGTAGATGTTACAGGATTTTCAATGTCAACATCTTTGGGAACAGCGGTTGCACCAAATAATGCAGTAGTATTATCTGGTCAACAGTTTGAATCTCAGTTAGGATCAATAGTAGGATTAGGTGGTGCAGTAGCATTACCTACTGGAGTATCTGCAACAGCTAGTGTCGGATCTTTAGATCCTAATGATATGACTTTAGGACTAACTGGTCTATCATTTAGTGCTAGTATTGGCTCCGTATCTGTTGTTGATATGCAGGTTGGTTTTGATGGATTATCAGCAACATTTAATGTTGGATCAGTTAACATATTTGCTTACGGCGATGTTGACACTGGCTCAAATACGTCTTATAGTAATGTTTCAACGGGTTCGAACGACACTTATTCGGATGTTGCAACTGGATCAAATACAAGTTATAGTGACGCTGCATAGGAGAAAATTATGGCATCAACATACACACCATTAGGTGTAGAACTTCAAGCAACTGGTGAAAACGCCGGTACATGGGGAACAAAAACTAATACAAATTTACAAATCATCGAACAAATATCTGGTGGTTATACAACTCAAGCTGTCTCTGATTCAGGGGACACAACTCTTTCAGTATCTGATGGTTCAACAGGTGCAACTCTTTCACATAGAATTATAGAATTTACAGGTTCTTTAACTGGAGCAAGAAATGTAACAATACCTTTAGATGTACAAAATTTTTATTTCTTAAAAAATGCAACATCAGGTTCTCAAACTGTAACATTTAAATACGTTACAGGTACAGGAACTTCAGCTGCGGTTGCAAGTGGTAAAACTGTAATTGCATATGCAAAAGCAGATGATGGAACTAATCCAAGTATTGACACAATATCATTAGCTAGCGATGTTGTTGATGATACTTCACCACAATTAGGTGGTGATCTTGACACTAATAGTTTTAATATTGCATTTGATGATGCACATGGAATTAATGATGAGAATGGAAACGAACAAATAGTATTTCAAACAACATCATCTGCAGTAAACCAATTAGATATAACTAACGCTGCAACAGGTAATGCACCATCTATTCAAGCAACAGGTGGTGACTCTAATATAAATTTAAAAGTTGGACCTAAAGGAACAGGTTTATTCGAAGTTATGGGTGCAACAAACCCAGGTTCAATTCAGCTTAACTGTGAGTCTAACTCCCACGGGATTAAACTTACATCACCTCCACATAGTGCTTCACAGAGTTATGAACTTAAATTTCCAACAGGAAATGTTACAGCAGACAGATTTTTAAAAGTTGCTAGTATTACGGGATCAGGCACAACAGCAGTTGGACAGTTATCATTTGCTGAAGTATCAGGCGGAACCTCTTGGCAAGCAGTTAAAACTTCTGGTTTTACAGCGGTAGCTGGTGAAGGTTATTTTATTAATACTACATCTGGTGCAATAACTATGGCTTTACCCGCAGGAAATATTGGAGATGAAGTTGTATTTATAGATTACGCAGGAACTTTTGATACAAACAATTTAACTATATCTGCAAATGGTTCAGAAAAAATTGTAGCATCAACTGACGATTTAACAGTTTCAACAGAAAGAGCAGGAAATACTTTAGTGTACACAGATTCTACGCAAGGCTGGCTGCTAAAGAATAATTAATCATGGCAGATTATAAGGACATTATTGGGACGGCAGTCCGAAACAATGCAGGTAATTTACCTAGTGGTCAAAACAAAGAATTATTTTTTGACACGACTAACGTAGATTTTAAATATCAATTTGCAGCTACACTATCAGCTGGTACTTTTAGAACTGGCGCTAGTTTAAATACAGCAAGATCTCAAATGGCAGGTGCGGGAACATATACGACAGCTTTAGCTATTGGAGGACAAAAACCTCCAGGTAATACGAGCACTGGAGAGACAGAACAATATAACGGAACAACGTGGACTGAAGTAAATGATTTAAACACTGCTAGAAGATTACCAGCTGGAGGAGGAACTTATACAAGTGCGTTAGCTTTTGCTGGATACATTACAGCTAGTCAAACAGCTACGGAAAGTTGGAATGGTAGCAGTTGGACTAACACCACTAGTATGAACACGGGTAGATACGCCGTTGGTGGATGTGGGTCTTCTAATACAAATTCTTTAGCTTTTGGAGGATATAGCACTGAATATTCAGCTATAACTGAAAGTTGGAATGGTAGTAGTTGGACTGAAGTAAATGATTTAAACACTGGAAGAACAACTGGTCAGGGAGCTGGTGCAAGTAACACTTCGGCTATTTGTATGGGAGGATTTTCTGGACCCGCAAATGCTAGAACAGGTATTACAGAAACATGGGATGGAAGTTCTTGGACTGAAGTTAATGATATGAACACTGCAAGAGATTCTACAGGTGGTTTAGGTATAGCAACCACCGCTTTAGTTACTGGAGGAAGAACACCTCCTGCGATTGTAGCAAACGTAGAATTATTTAATGGTACGTCTTTTGCAGAGCAAAATGATTTAGCCGCTGCAAGAGAATGGAATGGTGCAACTGGTACAACTTCAAATGGATTAGTATTTGGTGGAGATACTCCTTCTGCTACTAATGCAACAGAAGAATGGGTTGGAGCTGGCACAGCTGTCGGAGCATGGTCAAGTCAACCTACTATGAACAACCCAAGAGTGCACATGGGAGGAAGTCCAGCTGGAACTTCAACAGCAGCTTTAGCTAGCGGTGGAGTTAGCCCAGAAAGTTCGGATCAGTTGCCTTATGCAGAATCTTATAACGGAACAGCTTGGACAGAAGTCGCAGATTTAAATACTCCAAGAAAAGACCTTAGCGCTGGAGGAACCTATACATCTAACATAGCTTTTGGTGGTGAAACTGGAGGTGGAACAAAACGAGCTGAAGCAGAAGTTTGGAATGGAAGTAGTTGGACAGAGGTTGCAGACTTAAATAGAGCAGTACAACAACCAGGAGGGACAGGTGCTAGTAGCACTTCAGCTTTAGCCGTTGGAGGAACTAGTCCTAATAAAGTGGCTTTAACAGAAGTTTGGAACGGTTCATCATGGACAGAAACAGGTGATTTAGGCACAGCAAGAATATATCCAGGTTGTAGTGGAATTGCTACAGCTGCTTTAGCTTTTGGAGGTGGAACGGATCCAGGAACTACGGCTAATACAGAACAATTTAATGGTTCATCTTGGACTGAGGTAAACAATCTTAACGCGTCTAGAAGTGGTGTTAGAGGTTTTGGAACATATACAGCCACGATAACTGCTGGAGGTAATGCACCTTCTGGTTCACCAGGTAGAAAACTAGTTGAAGATTGGAATGGGGTGTCTTGGCAAGAAACAACTGATACAAACAATGACTATGAAAATTGTGGAACGTCTGGCGGATCAGGGAGCGCATCTGGTTTGGCTTATGGAGATACTTCTTATGCAGGTGCAACAGAAGAGTGGACAAACCCTGGAACAACAATTAAAGTATTAACAGATTAATAAGGAGGAAACTATGGCAAAAACATATCAATACTGTGTAGCAGAAAACTGGGGAAAAGGTTTCATCGAACACGATGAATCTTTTAGAATCACGTTTAGAGGCTATCCAGCTAATGTTTGGCAAGTTCCTGCATACAACAAACATGCTAATCTTTGGATTGCCAAAGTAGCGGGTGTAGTCAAAACAAAAGACGAAGCTCAAGCATTAGTTGATGCAGAGGTTCAAGCAGCACAAGCTGCGTGGGATGCTCTACCTGATGCTGAAAAAGCACCAGCAATAGAAACAAACCCAAGACCTGCTGATATTATATTGGAGGACTAAAAAATTAAATGGCTGATTATAAAGAAGTTAGAGGAACTAAGATTCGGGATTATACTACTAACCCTGATAACCCGATAGAGGGACAGGTATGGTATAATGAAACCGATAATGTAGCTAAATATGAAATTCCAAATGTTGTTTCATCTTGGAGAACTCAAAACTCTCTAAACACAGCTAGAGATTTTACAGCAGGTGCAGGCACAGCTACTTCAGCTTTATGTTTTGGTGGATTAAAACCACCTTCAGAAACACTTATGAATGAAAATGAGTCTTGGAACGGAACCTCATGGACAGAAGTAGGAGATTTAAATACTGCAAGACAAGATTTAGGAGGAGCAGGAGCTGACAATACTGCTGCAATAGCCATTGGTGGTGGAACCCCTGATAAAACAGCAAACAATGAAACTTGGAATGGAAGTGCTTGGACAGAAGTTGCTGACTTAAACACTACACGAAGAGGAACAGAACAATCAACAGGAATAGTTACGTCTGCTTTATGTATGGGAGGAGATCAAGACCCACCTAGTACATCAGCTCTTAATGAGAGTTGGAATGGAAGTGCTTGGACAGAAGTAGCAGATTTAAATACAGGTAGATGTAGAGGCACAGGATCAGGAGCTAGTAATGCGGCTGCTTTGTGTATTGGAGGTGGGCCAAGTGTTACAGGAGCAACAGAATCTTGGAATGGAAGTGCTTTTAGTGAAGTTGCAGATTTAAATACTGCAAGACAAAGATTAGGTGCTGCTTCTAACACATATACAGACACGGTAGTTTTTGGTGGAACAACAAGCACCGAAGTTGCAGTCACAGAAACTTGGAATGGAACCGCTTGGACAGAAACAAATGATTTAAATACAGCTAGAACAGAATTAGGAGGATCTGGAGCAACGAGTGCATCGGCTTTAGCTTTTGCTGGTCAAACAGGTTCACCAAATGTTAGAACAGGTGCAACAGAAGAATGGGCAACAAACATTTCCGTTGGAGCATGGACAACTGATACAGCCTTAAACCTTGGAAGATTTTCTGCAGCAGGAAGTCCAGCAGGTACTTCAACTGCATCTCTACTGGCTGGTGGCCAAATTAATCCTGGTGCAAACGTGCAAAACGCTACAGAATCATGGAACGGTTCTTCATGGACAGAGCTTAACGATTTAAATACTGCAAGATATGATTTAGGTAGTGCTGGATCATATACATCATCTTTAGCTTTTGGTGGTGAAAAACCTGGAGGTGTAGTAGGTTTAGTAGAATCATGGAATGGATCTTCATGGACAGAAATAACTGATGTTAACGAAAGTTCACAACAACCTGGAGGCGTAGGTGCAAGTAATTCTAGTGCATTAAAATTTGGTGGAAATGGTCCTACTAGTTCTGGCCCTGTTAGAGGTTATACAGAAGTATGGAATGGATCAACTTGGACAGAGGTTAATGACTTAAATGATGCAAGAGCATATCCTGGAGGTGCGGGAATTGTAACATCTGCATTAGCATTTGGAGGAGCTGATTTTCCAGGAATCACAGCAAATACTGAGTCATGGAATGGATCAAGTTGGACAGAGGTTAATAATATGAATACATCAAGAGAAGGTATGAGAGGAGCTGGAACAAGCGCTGCTGCATTATCTGTTGGTGCAAACACTAGTCCACAAGCTATTACTGAAGATTGGAACGGAGTATCTTGGCAAGAAAATGGAGATTTAAACACTGGAAGAGCTAGTGCAAGAGCCACTGGTACAACTGCAAGCGCACTTAATTACTCAGGAACTCAAACAGGTCCGCAGGCCATGACGGATACAGAAACATGGAGTGGAACTTCAGATTTAATTAAAACAATAAGCACGGATTAATTATGAGTGAATACAAAAATATTATAGGAACACACATTAAAACAGTAACAACTGATCCACCTAATCCAGAGAATGGACAGATGTGGTATAACTCTACTACAAAAGTTGTAAAAGGATTTACGTCTAATCCTGTGGGATCTTGGGCAACTGGAGGAACTGTAAATTCTGCAAGAAATCTTGTTGGGGCAGCAGGAACACAAACACAAGGTTTAATTTTTGGTGGGCAACCACCGTCAACAGGAAAAACTGAACAATACAATGGTTCCTCTTGGACTGAAGTTAATGATTTAAATGCTGCTAGACACGCACCAGGTGGTGCTGGAACTTATACATCAGCTTTGGCCTTTGGTGGAGAACCTGCAGGTCAGGATACAGAATCATGGAATGGATCTTCATGGACTGAAGTTGCAGATTTAAATGCTGTTAAAACAAACGCTGGTTCATGTGGTGCTGACAATACTAGTGCTTTATTTTTTGGTGGTGGTAATCCTGGATCATCAGCGACAAACGAATTATGGAATGGATCTTCATGGACTGAAGTTGGAGACTTAAATCAAGCTAGAAATTTTGGTGTTGGTGCGGGAATTGCAACAGCTGCTTTATATTCAGCTGGGCGAAACTCTCCTCCCAACAGTAACAACGTAGCTAATAACGAATCATGGAATGGATCAACGTGGACAGAAGTTGCAGATGTAAATACTGCAAGAAGACTAGGCGCAGGCTCAGCGTCAGGAACTAACACAAATACTTTAGTTTTTGGTGGTTATACAACTACTCATGTAGCTATAACAGAGTTATGGAATGGGTCTTCTTTTTCAGAAACAGTAGATATGTCTACAGCTAGGTATGGTAGTGGAGGACATGGAACTTCAACCGCAGCTATGAATTCAACAGGAAATGCTGCACCAGGAGATAGCACTGCAACAGAAGAATTTACTTCACCTGTAACTAGTACGGTGACATTTACAGTTTCTTAATACTTGATATAATTTATAAAAAGTGTATAAGAAAGTATAGAAGGATATAAAGATATGAAAAAAGATGTAATAGAAGTAATACAAGGTGAAGAGCCTCACTTAAATAATTTATTAACACAAGAAGATTTGTCCTCGTTTAAAGGTATGGTGGACGAGCTTCGTGACACATGGACCAAGAAACAAATGTTTCGAACAGAAACAGAAGCAAGGTTCTCTGTGTTACAAGATAACAGATACCCAACCAAAGCTGCAAAATATTGGCAGTGTGTAAGAGAACAATCCAGTTATCTAGATAATCTTATGCACTTATCGTTTGATTACAGAAGAAACGAAGCCAAAATAAAATGGCTAGAGAAAAAAATAGAAAAAGAAGAAGATGAATACAAAGCTACTAAATACAAAATAGATTTAGATGAAGCTAGGTTTGGTAAAGCGTCTATGGAAAAAGTTGCAAGACATAGAATGCGTGAAATTAAAATGTGGTCTAAATTAAAAAAAGAATTTAATGATGGATCTT